ATAATAAACGGTGAATTCACATCAGAGGATATAATCAGCATCTGCTCAAAAAATAAAGACGGACAGATAACATATTTAAAAAACGGAGTAATAGAAGTAAAAATTAATAATGATAGAAACACAACTCAACCTTGAACAGGAAATGTTCTCGTTGTGTTCTGAAAAGTATCTGTTTAACTTCAATAATGAAAAAGAGAAAAATTTTTCATCTACAAAGTCCGGCACGATTTTAATTAAAAATCTTATTAATGACTATGCAGGTGAAATACAGAAAAGTTTTGATGAAACATTATCAGGAAAAGCAGGCAGACATGCAATAGCAGTCGAATGTTTGAAAGAAATCGGTGATACAAGAAAAATTGCTTATCTTACAATAAGAGCGGTTTTTAATATCCTGTATCAACAGCCGAAAGTCCACAAGGTTGTCAATGCCATTGCCGAAACTCTTGATGATGAAATCACAATGACGAAATTTAAAACCAAAAACCGACCATACTATGAAAAAGTCCTTACTGATTTAAACAAAAGGAATGCCAATATACATTGGAAAAAAACGGTAATGGTTTATAAATTTCAAGAAAAAGAAAAATTATTTTTAAGCCACTGGAACAGGTCGCAAAAACAACATGTCGGTCTGTTCCTGTTGGAACATCTTATCCCTTTTAACATTGTTGAAATACGGTATCTTTACGAATGCGGAAAAACAATAAGATATGTAATTCCAAGCAAAGAACTTCTTGATATGGTGGAGAACCTCAATAATAAAATTAAATTTCTGTCAATTACTTTCGAGCCTATGGTATGTAAGCCGAAAGAATGGACTGGAATATACGACGGCGGTTATCTCACACCATTTAAGAGGTGCAAGTTTATTAAACACAACGATACAAAATATCTTGAAAGAGCGGAATCCTTCGGATTAGCAACCTGTTATCAGGCTGTAAATCTATTGCAGGCAACCGCTTGGAAAATTAACAAACAGATTTTATCAATAGCAGAGGAAATGTGGGAAAGTAACATATCTTCGGGCGGAATTCCTTCCCGAGAAGATTTGGAAATTCCCGCTTTCCCATATCCTGATAAATCAAAATCAGACCTTACGAAAAAGCAAAAAGAAGAAATAAAGATTTGGAAACAGAATGCGACACAGCTATATCGAAAAAATATACAGCTTCGTAGCCTGCGATTGTCAACAGTGCAGACAATCAATACAGCAAAGAAGTTTTCAGAATACGATAAAATATATTTCCCGTATCAAATAGATTTTAGGGGAAGGGTTTATCCTATTCCGATATTGCTGAACCCGCAAAGTTTTGACCTTGCAAAAGGACTTTTGACTTTTGCAGAAGGCAAGCCCCTTGATGAAAACGGTTTGAAATGGATGAAAATTCATATTGCAAACTGTTGGGGGTTGTCAAAATTAAGCTATGCTGAAAGATTGGAATGGGTAGACCACCATACTCCTGAAATCATATCTTACTCTAAAAACCCCATGCAAAATACTGACTGGATGTCAGCAGATAAACCATTCCAATTTTTAGCTTCTTGTATGGAACTGTCGGGGTACTTAAACAGCCCCGACAATTTCATTTCAACTTTACCTGTCTATGTAGACGGTGCGTGTAACGGCTTACAGCATTATTCCGCTCTTTTGTCTGATGAAAAAGCAGGTAAGTCCGTTAATCTCATTGACAGCGACAAGCCGAATGACATCTATCAGGTTGTTGCAGACAATTTAATTGAAAAACTGCATAAAGCCGAAGATAAAAATCTTTCTCAAAAATGGCTTACGCTCGGAATCAATCGAAAATTAACAAAAAGACCTGTAATGACTCTTGCATACGGAGCAACAAAATTCAGTTGCAGAGATTACATAAAAGATTATCTGCTTGACAATTATGACATCAATTATTTACATGAATATTTCGGTAAATGCGGAAGTTCGCCTTCAAATACCGTTCAAGTTGTCAGCGGTAAATTAGCCGATATTCTTTGGGAAGCGATCCGCGAGTGTCTGCCTTCGGCAGTTGAAACAATGGATTATCTAAGGAATGTAACCCGAATTGAAGCTAAAAAACAAAAACCGATTGAATGGGTAACACCTCTGGGTTTGCTTGTCAATCAAACCTACCTTGCAACAAAACAATACCGCATAAATACGGAAGTTGCAGGCAGTTTAAAAGTCTATAAGTATAGAGGAGAGATTAAGAAATATGATACGATTAAACAGGTCAACGGTATTTGTCCTAATTTTATACATAGTCTTGACGCTAGTTGTCTTATGCTTTGGCTACTCAGAAGTTCAGAAGCAGAAATTAAGAACTTTACCGCCGTACATGACAGTTATGGTGTGTTAGCACAGGACATGGAGCTTTCTCAACAGATTTTGAGAAATGCTTTTGTAGAGATTTATTCAAGCTACAATATTTTAGAAAAATTTGTAGACGATATAACAACCGATTTGACAGAAGAAGAAAAAGAAAAATTACCTAATCCGCCCCAAACTTATAACTTAGATATAAATAACGTATTAACATCAAAATACTTTTTCAGTTGAGGTCAATAATGAGAGAAGAAGAATTCATTAATTACAATTTATCTTTTCTAACCCCTAAAAAAGTTGCGGTTGCAGCTACCTGTATGCTGGATAAAATTCAAAATCTATCATCAGCGGAACAGATTATAGGTTCTGCAGCACTGTTTATTTTAATCTGTGCACGTTTCAGGTTAGAAGATTTTGGCGGAATACTTTCGCAAGCACACAATTATGTGTTTTGCGGTTCAGGGTTAAGACCTGAATTCAGGGGATTAGAAAGGTATATGAGAGAAATTTTAAAATAGGAGAACTAAAATATGGCAATAAAACCCGATTGGGAAAAAGAGTATAAAATCAATAATTGCGAAGTCACAGGCTTCTGCAAAATATCAGACTTAAAAGAAGATAAATACAACAGAAAACAATATGTAATGTCTGTTCTTGTTGATAAAGATATCGCAGAAAAGATTAAAACAGAAGCAGTCGAAGCAAACGAAAATTTAAAAGAAGATTATGACTGTAAAGTACAAGAATTCGGCAGAATAACAGATATCTTGAAAAAAGATAAAGACGAAAACGGTAAAATTAAAAAGAAAATTAAATGTCCTGACGGAAAAATGCTTATTAATTTAACAACTGACAGTTGCGACGGAGAATATGTTGTTTTTGTGTATGACGCAAAAAGAAACCCCGTTGAAAATATAAAATTATGTGAAGGCTCTATCGTAAACGTTCATTTCAGACTTCACACCTTCACTAATAAAGAAAAGACAAACGGCGGTATAAGCCTGAAATTGCAAGCCGTTCAAATCGTAAAGGCTGTAACATCAGGTTTGCGAAACGATTTAAAACAGTGTCCTTTTGATGAACTTGATGTTGAAGATGAATTTGTTGATGAGGAAGATGAAGCAGAAGAAATCTAGTATTGCTTACAAGTACGGTTTTAAAAGCGGTTTAGAGGAATTGAACGCGGAACATCTTAAAAAATTTGGTATTGAGCCACGATACGAACAGTTAAAACTTCCGTATGTAATTCCCGAGAGCCGTCACATATATACTCCCGATTTTCCTGTATCTTCAACAATAATAATTGAAACAAAAGGACGGTTTACAGCAGATGACAGAAAAAAAATGCTTTTGTTGAAAAATCAATATCCTGATAATGAATTCAGGTTTGTTTTTTCAAACTCAAATGCAAAAATTAATAAAAGGTCAAAAACCACCTACGCGGATTGGTGCGTTAAAAACGGTTTCAAATTTGCCGATAAACTTGTTCCTAAAGACTGGATTGAGGAGATTAGATTTGTACTTAGTAAATAAATTATGCGGTGTGCGTGTCGGTCGTATGTACGTTCCCGCTTGTTTAAAAGAATATACGACAAACATTGTGGGCTTTGTTTTAGCTTCACCGGGTGTTGATAAAAACAAAGCAGAGTTTAAAATAGAAGGAGAAAAAACTATGGAAACACAAGAAACAAACGGAATTGAAGAAATCATCAAAGAAATCACAAGCAAACAATCTGATGATAATTCAAACAAAGAAGCTGAAAACACGAATGAGGATAACGGAATTAATCTGTTAGACGCTCTAATGCCTTTAATGTTAAGAGCATTAATGCACAATGCTCTTATGACAAAAGAAATTATATTAGACCTCGACAAAAGAGTTACAGCACTTGAAAACAAAAAATGCGATTGTTGTAAAACCGAAAGTGAGGAACAAGCGGCTTAATGGGCGAAATACATCAGCCCTGCCCCGATTGCGGAAGTTCTGATGCTTTACAGATAAATGATGACGGTACAACATACTGTCATTCCTGTAAAAAATATACTTCTTCCGAAAAAACAGCCGTAAAAATACCTGAAAAGTATATTAAGGGGAAGATTATTGATATTCCCGAAAGAGGACTGTTAAAAGAAGCCTGTAAAAAGTATTCTTACACTGTCACTGAAATTAACGGTAGAAAAGCCCACATTGCCACTTATAAGGACTTAAACGGTAATATAAAATGGCAAAAAGTACGTTATGTTGATGATAAAGAATTTTTCATCAATAAACTTTCGGGGAATTCTGCTCCCCCTTTACTTTTCGGAATGAATTTATTTGTAAATTGTACAAAAAAACTCACCATAACAGAAGGTGAGATTGACTGTCTGACCGTTTCACAGATTTTCGGCAACAGATACGCAGTTGTATCATTGCCTATGGGAGCGGGTTCTGCGGAAAAAGCTATCAGATATAATTTTGACTGGATTAACCAGTTTGATGAAATTATATTAATGTTTGATAATGACGAAGCAGGGAAACAGGCAACACAAACAGCGGCGAGCCTTCTGCCTGTCGGTAAAGTTAAAATTGTTTCTCTTTCATTAAAAGACGCTAACGAAATGCTTCTTGCACAAAAGAAACGAGATTTGGAAATTGAATTCTATCAGGCAAGAGAATACCGCCCTGACGGTATAATTTTCGGAGAAGAATTATACGAACATATAAACAAACCTGTGGAAAAGGGATTACCATATCCCTTTTCTGCTTTAACAAATGCAACTTACGGTGTCAGAAAATCTGAATATATAATAATCGGAGCAGGAACGGGCATAGGTAAAACAACAATTCTTACGAGTTTGGAAAAACATTTCGGTGTCGACTGCAATCAAAAAATCGGAATCCTTCATCTTGAACAGCAAGTTGGGGAAACCTGTCTGTATTTAATGAGTGCGTATGCACAAAAACCAATATTCAGACCTGATTGTCAGATTTCACCGGACGAAAGAAGAAAAATTTTTAACGAATGTATTAATAACGGTAATTTTTATTTTTATAACGCATTCGGCACAACAGATTTTGAAGTGATTAAAAAAAGAATACGCTATATGGTAATCAAACAAAATTGTTCAATCATTTTTTTAGACCATATATCGGTTTTTGCAAGCGGAGCAAAAGCAGGAAGTGATGTTAATCAATTAATGCGTAATATTTCGTGCGAACTTGCGTCACTGACAAAAGAATTGAATATAACATTATTTGCTATCTGCCATTTAAGAAAATCAAACGGCAGTAAAGCATGGGAAGAAGGGGCAATCCCTACTTTGGATGATTTTGAAGGTTCATCCGACATTGTTAAATGGGGAAATTTTGTTTTTGTTCTTTGCAGAAATAAATTAGCAAAAGGTGATGAAAAACATATCTCAAAATTAATCTGCCTTAAAGACAGATACACAGGCAAAGCAGACGGTTTATGCCTTCCTTTGAGATATTCAAGTGAAACCTGTCAAATGGTTGAAGATATCTGCAAAGATGAATTCGTAAACAGTTTAGATGTAAATGAGGGAAATAATGAAAACAGTCGAAATAGTAAAGAACAAGAGGAGTTTTGAATACGAAAAGGATAATTTAATATGTCCTTCTTGCGGGAAAAAGATTTCAGAACAAGAAATAACATTTTGTATGTCAGGGATAAAATGTCCGAGATGTCTTGGTATCTATGAAATGAAAGAATGGTTAGATAATGACGACACTGATATTTGATATAGAAACAAACGGCTTTCTTGACAAATCAGATGTAATTCATTCACTGGTTATAAAAGATTTAGACACAGGCGAAATATATAGCTGCACAAATAATTTTTATGTTCCCAAGAATGATAAACTCAAACTTTGGACGATTAGAGACGGTGTTGAACTGTTGTCAAAAGCAGATTTAATTGTCGGGCATAATATTATAAAGTTTGATATTCCAGTAATACGAAAAATCTATCCTGATTTTCGGTATAAAAGATGTTTTGATACTTTGATAGCTTCAAAACTAGCCTTTCCTGATATTCAGTCAGTAGATTTTCGTTACCGCAAACGGTACAAAATACCTGATTATTTAAAGAAAAAAACATACTCACTCGGTGCTTGGGGATACCGTTTAGGTATCCTTAAAGGCACTTATTGCGAAGAAGAAAACGCCTTTGAAAAATGGACACCTGAAATGCAGGTATATTGTGAGAATGACGTAACCGTAAATGAAGCCTTGTACAAATCTTTAACAGAACCTAAAAACCCGAAACGGTATATCAATCCCGATGCATTGGAAACCGAACAGGAATTCACAAAAATTATTCAAATGCAGGAAGCTAGGGGCGTAAAATTTAATAAAGATAAGGCGATAAACCTTCTTGTTAAATTGAAAACACGTAAAGATGAGATAACGCCCGAATTAAAAAAATATTTTAAAGATAAAATTCAAAAAACAGTTTTTATTCCGAAGCGTGATAATAAAACTCTCGGTTATGTAAAAGGACAGCCTTTTATAAAAAGAAAACTGATTAAATTTAATCCGAATTCCAAAGAAATGGTAAAAGAACAGTTATTGAAATTTTATGACTGGACGCCTGCCGAATTTACGGAAAAAGGCACACCGAAACTTGACACAAAAGCTATGTCGGAAATGTGTGACAATATTGAAAAATATCCGTTTGCTCCGCTTCTTGAAGAATACTATATTATTACAAAGCTTCTCGGTCAGCTTTCAGAGGGTGATAAGGCTTGGTTAAATCTTGTAACATCCGATAATGTCATTTACGGTTCTGTTAACTGTCAGGGTACGGTAACATACAGATGTACCCATACAAACCCCAATCTTGCACAAATACCTGCTGTCGGTAAACCTTTCGGCGAAGAATGCAGGGAACTTTTTGAAGCAAGAAAAGGTTATAAACTTGTCGGAGTTGACGCAAAAGGACTTGAACTAAGGTGCTTAGCCCATTTTATGGATGATGAGGAATATACAGACCTTATTCTTAACGGTGATATTCACACATTCAATCAAAACATTTTGAAAGAAGCAGCACCCGAGATCACACGTTCAACCGCAAAAACTTGGATATACGGCTTTTTGTACGGTGCAGGCAATGAACTTTTAGGTGAAAAAGTAGGTAAAGGCAAAGAAATCGGAAAACAGATGAAAGATGTTTTCTTAAATAAAATTCCTAAACTTGCGAAACTGATTAAAAAAGTAAATGAATATGCAAAACAGGGTTTTATGTACGGAATAGATGACAGACTTATTCCTGTAACATCAAAACATATTGCACTTAATTATCTTTTGCAAAGTACAGGTGCTGTTGTAATGAAAAAAGCACTTTGTATTCTGTATGAGAAATTAAATTCTCTCTGTTGGGTTTATGGCAGGGATTACGCTTTTGTTTTGAACGTTCATGATGAAATTCAAGCGGAAGTATTGCCTGAATTTGTTGAAACATACTCACAACTTGCGGTTAAAAGTATTCAGGAAGCCGGAGAGTATTACGGTTTTAATTGTCCTCTTGACGGTGACGCGAAAGTCGGTGACAACTGGAGAGATACACACTAATGAAAGAAAAATTAAAATTGCTTTATGCAGACCCGCCTTGAAAGCAGACAAAAGGCGGTCTAAAGAAAGTCAGATATAATTCATCAGGATGTGATTTGGATTATCAAACTATATCGTTAGAAGAAATAACCGAGATATTAAGAAAAGCAGGAAACATTTGTGATAACAACCACATTTTATTTATGTGGACAATCGACAAATATTTATTTGAAGCACAGCACATAGCTGAAGGTTTAGGTTATAAACTTCATGCACGATTGATATGGAATAAAGCAACGGGGATACCTGCGGCGTTCACTGTCAGGTACGGACACGAATATCTGTTATACTTTTATAAAGGAAAATTTATACCTGTTGCAAAAGAAGCAAGAGGTAAGATTCACACAGTTTTCACAGAAAAAGTAAAAAGACATTCCCAAAAGCCCGAACAAGCCTATCAAATTATAGAAAGATTATACCCTGATATGCCTAAACTTGAATTATTTGCAAGACAAAAACGTGAAGGGTGGCTGTCATGGGGTAACGAAATTATACCTGATATAACACTATAAAATATGAGAGAACAAGATTTTATTTTAAGAGGATACAACAAGTATCATCTATGGACTCATCTGTATTACGAGGAAATGATAAACCCGCGTAATCAAAATTTGTCGAGGAAAGAGATTAAAAACAGAGCCTTGTATTGGTATTTACGATTATTGGGATACAAACATGATGAAACAATGCAGTAAATGCAAAAAATGGTTTCTTCCCGAAGAAATCAACAAAAAAGGCATTTGTAAAATATGTGTAAGAGATTATGATTGGGTACGCAGACGACATGTAACCCCCGAACAATATGCAAAAATGTTTAATCTGCAAAAAGGCAGATGTGCAATATGTGGAAAATCTTACAAAGATGAGATACAAATGCTTGCGGTCGACCACGACCATACAACAAATGCGGTAAGAGGGCTTTTATGCAGAAATTGCAATGTGGGGATAGGATTATTTAAAGAAACCCCCGCATTCCTTCTTACTGCATATTTTTATTTAAAAGGAATTCCTATGGAAGATTATACTGATAATTTAGTTGGTGCTATTGACGTACTTTCAGATGTGATGAAAGAACTTAAAACTGAAATAGCCGAACTTAAAACAGTTGTGGATTCACACACAAAAGAACTCGAATTTATAAGGAAATCTTATTAATGCGAACAGTAATTATTGACGGGGATATTTTAATCTATAAAATACCTGATGACGCTTTAAATTGTGTAACCGTTCAGAGTGATGAAACGGAAAATGCAATATACCGCATAATAGAAGTCGGAAGTAAAAAGAGGATTGAAAAATATCTCATAAACAAAATTAAACAAATTGCAGAGCGAACAAAATCTGCAAAAGCGGTTGTTTGTTTAAGTTCAAATTCAAACTTCCGTAAAAAATTATTGCCTGAATACAAAGGCAATCGTAAAAAAATAAAACCTCTGCAATATGAATATGTAAGAAATTTTCTGCACGAAAATTACATGTGCTTTGAACGTGAGGGGCTGGAAGCTGACGATTTAATCGGTATAATTGCAACTCATTACGGCAGACTTAAAAACATTCCCGAAGGCGAGCGTGTAATATGGAGTATGGATAAAGATTTTAAAACCATACCCGGAACTTTTTATAAAGAAAAAGCTGACGGATCGCTAAAGAAACATGTCATAAGCTGTAACGAAGCTGATTATAATATGCTTTATCAGACATTAATCGGTGACAGTACAGACGGCTATACCGGATGTCCTAACATCGGCGATAAAAAAGCACGCAAGATTTTGGGCGAGATTGATAATTTTGAGATGAATTCTGCATGGAAAAACGTTGTGTCTGCTTATGAAAAGCAGGGATTAACAGAGGATGACGCACTTGTTCAGGCAAGATGTGCAAGAATTCTGCGTGCACAAGATTATGATTTTAAAACAAAGAAAATTCAGCTATGGCAAAAAACTCATTCATAGGCGGCAATCAAGGAAACAGAGCCTGTTTTGATTTTTACCCTACACCGCCTTATGCAGTAGAAGAATTGTTAAAAAGAGAGAATTTCAACGGAAATATTTGGGAATGTGCCTGTGGTGACGGTGCGGTTTCCGAAGTTCTCAAAAAAAGCGGTTTTGATGTAATTTCAAGTGATATTGTTAACAGAGGATACGGTGAATACCGTAATCTTGATTTTTTGGATAATGAAGCAACGCAGGGTATGACTTGCGATAATATTATCACTAATCCGCCGTTTAAACTGGCAAAACAATTTGTAGAAAAATCTCTCTCGGTTGCAAAAAGAAAAGTTGCAATAATACAGCGGTTGGCTTTTATGGAAAGCAAAGAGAGATATGATATGTTTACAACAACACCTTTAAAAACTGTTTATGTATTTTCAAAGCGGTTAAATATGTATGCAAACGGTCTTGTTGATAAAACAAAAAGCGGAATGCTTGCGTTTGCTTGGTACGTTTGGGATAAGGATTACACAGGTAAACCGTACATTAAATGGATATTAAAAGAAGATTGATGTATAACATCCGCCAACCTGCATAAAGACAGGTTAGCGGTAAGGTTTTGTTATACTTTTACACTCGTCCCGGCGAATCAGATTGCGTGTGCGACTGTGCAAGAACCATATTTAACGAGGTACAGGTTATTACCTCTTAAATTTTTAAATGGTTGGTTGTTTCCATACCGAGCGTTTAGCACCGCTCAAATTGATAAAATTTTAACAATATTATATCAAACAATATAAGAAAAATATGCAAAATGTAACATCACATAAAGGAGAATAAAATATGATTTTAATAGGTACATTTTTCGGTACATTCTTCGGAATTGTAGCAGCTTATCTTTTTATAGACGCTCACGAGGAATAAATGTGAGAAGTAAAAAAGATATTTTAAAACGACCTGCTAAGATAGGTGATTTAATAGCTTTTTGCGGGCATCCGTCACCTGAAAGCAGACAAATGTCTTTAAGAACAGGTAAGATTTTAAATATTACAAATATGGGAGTAACTGTTAAAAAAGATAATAAACAGGGCTTCCTATTTGTTAAGGAATTTGTTTTAATAAAAGGAGAAACGAATTGACAGGAAAGAAATTTGATGATGATAAACCAATGCTTGCAACATTTTACCCTGATTTTGCAAATGCTTATAAGGGTTTAATAGCAGTTGCAACGCATGGTGCAAAAAAGTATGATGAGGACAGAAATAATCCTAACTGGCAGAATTTAGAAAATGCTGATGAGCGATTAAAAAATTCTCTGTTCCGGCATTTAGACAAGTATCTGACAGGTGAGGACATTGACATTGAAAGCGGTCAATCTCATCTTGCCCATATTATATGGAATGCTTGTATCCTTTATGAATTGGAGTTGAGAAATGCAAGAACAGCAAGAACAACAGTTGCAGGATTGTGAAGAAGCAGAGAATGAAGCAATCAGACGTGCGATTGAATTTCTGTATACTCTGATTGAAATTCAAATGGAGCAGGACGAAAAAATGAAAATGTCTGCATAATAAAAGGGGGTTATGCCCCCTTTATTTTTTTGTAATAATATATTGCTTCGTATTTTTCATAAATAAAATCAAGTTTTTCTTTTTTTGATAATTTTTTGTAAAAACTCTGATAAAAATTATTATCGAAATTGTACTTTTTTTCTAATTCAGAAATAGTTTTTTTAAATTCTTCGTTAGCTTCATAGGTATCCTCTTTTGATAAAAACAAATATTTAGCATAACCTTCAACAATGGCTTTTCTATATTTGTTTTCTGTTACAGTATTTTCTCCTATATAATTCTGATATGCAAACAAACATTGAAGTGCACAATTTTCTAAGACATCATCACTTTTTTTATCTGACCAAACCGATGTTATAATAAATTGTCTGATTATTTCTTTAAATGACGTAAGACCTGATGCAGAATACAAATATTCTTTAAGTTTAGAAACACTTTTAAAGCCGAATTCTTCAACTGCGTCAAATAAATCACCTTTGTTTGTTATAAATAATAAAAT